CACTCAAGTTGCACCTGTATGGTTTGATGTACCGACAGTAGTACCTACTATAGTTAAGGGAGCAAGTATCTTAGGCTTCCAACTAACCCCAGATGTGGTAGAATATGTTACTGTAGAAGGGATGTTAAAGTTTGATGAAATATTTAGATGGGCAACAATGATAATCGAATTCTACTTTGGAGCACAACTAGCAAAAGGTAGGTAATAAATGAAAAGGGCGATTGTTATACCCGACCAGCACTTTCCTATACACGATGAAAATGCACTAAAGGTTGTTTTAAAGGCGATAGAATTTGTAAAACCAGATATATTTATTAATCTGGGCGATGTTGGAGAATGGGAATCTGTGTCTGCATGGGCATATAAAAGACGAAAACGCCCACCAATAGAGTACCAACTTGTAGAAATGAAACAAGAAATCAAGGCTGTTAATAAATGTCTTGACCGAATTGATAGAGTTTTAGATAAGATAAAATGTAAATCCAGATTTATACTAGCAGGAAACCATGATGAATGGCTTGATGCTTGGGTGGAAGAAAACCCATTCTTAGACCAATATACATTTAGAAATGCGTGTAAGTGGGATGAGAGAGGATATGATTATCGTAGGTACAATGAAGTATTAAGTATTGGTAAGTTGAATTTTATTCATGGTGCGTATACAACAGCTACTCATGCTAAGAAACATTTAGATGCGTATGGAGCAAATATCGTTTACGGACACACACATGATATTCAGCGATACTCACATACTAAGTTAGATGATGATGGTATAGCTGCATGGTCTATGGGTTGTTTAAAGGATATGTCAGCCGAGAATAATACATGGCTTAAAGGTAGACTACATAACTGGAATCATGCTTTTGGAGTTATAACTTGGTTTGATGATGGTTTGTTTCAACTAGAAACCATAGAGATTGTTAAAGGTAAATGCTCCGTATGGGGAAAAATAATTAAAGGATAGGAATATGACATTTAGAGGACTAATCAACGAGGTGTTAATAAGACTAAGAGAAGATACTATATCTTCTGATTGGTCTGGCGATATTAATGATAGTACAACTATATCTGCTTATCAGAAAGTAATAGGTGCTTTGGTTAATGATTCAAAACGCCATGTAGAAGAAAGACATGATTGGCTTAATCTTAGAACAACAGTTGATATTTCAACTGTGAATGGTACAGAGAATTATAACCTGAGTTCTGGTCAGGAAATAAAAATCATGGATGCTATCAATAATAATACTGGTATGCACCTTAGACAAGTGGGTAGAACATATATTAATACAGTTACATATCCATCACAGAATACAGGAGAGCCATTGTACTACGGATTTAATGGTAGTGATGCCTCGAATAATTTAAAAGTAGACCTCTCACCAGTACCTACAGAGGCACATACTATTTCATTTGATATTCTAAAGTATCAAGCTGACTTAGCTGAAGCTGCTACAGTATTAAGTGTTCCAGAAAGACCTGTTGTATTAGGTGCTTGGGCAAGAGCGATTGCAGAGAGAGGAGAAGATGGTGGAACACAATCTAGTTTAATGGCTATAGAGGCAAATGAGGCTCTTAAACAAGCGATTATAAGAGATAGTGGTAATACAAGATATGAAACAGATTGGACTATTAACTAATGGCAAAGCCTTTATCATTTCAACCACTAACTAATTATGGTGTTAATGGATTAAATACTCAAGTAAATCCTTCAACACTAGACGCCTCATGGTTGACTGCTGCTGATAATATTGTACTAAGGGAATCTGGAAGAATATCTTTTAGAAAAGGATTTAAGCAAAAAGTAGTTCCAAGTGGTACAGCGATAGGTTCTATAACAGAACATAATGACCAAGGAACAAATAAGATATTTGCTAGTCATGGTACTTCTATATATACGATGGACTTTACAGCACCCAATGCTGCATTTCAAACGGCTAATATAGATGTTAGGCATACAGTTTCTGGCTCATCTGGAGATTGGCAGTTTGTAAACTTCAATGATAGACTACATTGTTTTCATTCTGGGGTTGTTCCCCAGAGATATGATGGTTCTTCTGATGCTTTAGAGAGATGGTCTGCTCATGTTAATGCTACTGCTATAAATGATGGTAGTAATATAGATGCTTCCCAAACTACTATAACAGTAGATAGCACAATAGGTTTTCCACCAAACGGAAAAATACTTATTGAAAGTGAAATAATTTCTTATACTGAGAAAACACCCACAGTATTTGGAGGTTGCACTAGAGGTGCAGATAGTACATCAGCAGCTACCCATAATAATGATGTAGCAGTTACAACAGCCACTAAACCTGCTGGAGTAACCACATTTGACCCTAGTTGTGGTATGGGTTTCTATGGAAAACTCTGGTGTGGGGGAATTACGGAAGCCAAAGATGTTATTTATTACTCAGTTTTACTAGATGGCGATGATTGGACAGGTACTGGCTCTGGTTATATTGATTTAAAAACAGTATGGGGAACAGATGAGATAGTTGCAATAGCACCCTTTTATGGAAAGTTAATTATATTCGGTAAAAATAATATTGTAATATATGATGACCCCCGCTCTGGTGGAACATTGGTTCTTGATGAGGTAATTAAGGGGATTGGGTGTGTAAGTAGAGATTCGGTACAGGCAATAGCAGATGATTTAGTGTTCTTATCTGATACAGGATTGCGTTCATTGGCTCGTACTACAGAAAAAGATAAACTACCAATGCAAGATTTATCTATAGCGATAAAAGATACTTTAATTAGAAATATATCAACAAGTTCTAATGTTAAATCAGTATATGTAGAGAACGAAGGTGTTTATATTATGAGTTTTGTGGACAGTAATATTAATTATGTGTTTGATTTTAAACATAAGACACCTCTTAACACACCAAGAATAACAACTTGGACTTTTGATGGTGATAGAGAACCTGCATCTATGGTTTATACAGTTTTATATAGTGGTTTATTAGTTGGACAGAAAGATGGCAGTATTGCTGGATATGAAGGTTATTACGATACAGATATATCTTGGGATTCTGGTGCTGTTTATACTAATTTTCCTTTTGTAAGTGATATATCTTCAATATGGATTCCATTAGGACAGACTGTAACAGCATCACTATTAAAAAGAATGATACTTGTATTAGAAGGTGGCTCTGGAGCAATATTAAATTTAAAATGGTATAAGGATTTTAGTCCAGAACCATCTACAATAACCTCTATACTTCTAAATCCTGTAACTACAGGTACAGTGGCATTATGGGGAGATTCTAGTTCTTTGTATGGAGCAACAACAGCAACACATACACACGATGCAACAGTACATCCAGCTTCGTCTAGGTACACACCTGTATATGGATTAAATGAATATAAGACTCCATTAACAGGAAGTGCGAAACATTTGAAGATTAATTTAGCGATTGAATCTAATGGCTACGATGCCTCGATTCAAGATTTAACACTTTTACATAAAGAAGGAAAAATACGATGAGCGATTATACAGTAGCAGTATCTTGGTCTGGCAAGGATGCACTCTCTGATTCAGATAGTGCTAAAGTAATTAGTGGTGCAGACTTTAATACTGAATTTACAACAATACGAACAGCACTTAATTCAAAAGCTGATATAGCTTCAGAAACTTTAACAGGTACTCCAGCAGCACCAACAGCAAGTGCTAGTACAAGTACAACACAAATAGCTACGACAGCCTTTGTAACGACAGCAGATAATTTAAAAGCAAATCTTGCAAGTCCAGCTTTAACTGGAACACCTACAGCACCAACTGCTGCTGCTGCTACAAACACAACACAAATAGCTACGACAGCGATGGTACAGGCTGCCACACCTTTTGCTACACAAAGCGTAGCAGGTATGGCTAAGATTTGGACATCTGGTGGTGATTTATATATAGCACTTTCATAAAATGGGAAGTATTTATTTCAATGGTAGTGAATTAACAAGCCATACAGTTAGTTTGAATGGTACTGAGATGGCAAATGTTTGGTTAAATGGAACAAAGATTTGGACAGCATATACACCAACTGCTAACACATATACTTCAAATACAACTGAACAGTTAGATGATAGATTAAGTCAAATTACTATTGAAATAGCTGGTGCTGGAGGTGGAGGTTGCGGTGGTGATTCAAATGCACCTTCAGGAGCTGCTGGAGCTACTACTTATGTTTATGTAAAACAATCCAATGGCACAATTAGAACAACCTTCTCTGCTGCTGGAGGTGCTGGTGGGTCTGGTCAAACAGGTTCAACAACTGGTGGTACTGGAGCAAGTTTTGGTACTCAAGGAAACTTAGGTGCTTATAGTGGTGGTGCTGGAAGTACACACCAAATAGAACCAGCACAAAGACCTTCTGGTGCTAGTGGTGGTTATGCCTCTGGTGGTGGCGGTAATGGTGCTGGTAATACCAATCAAGGTGGTGGCGGTAATGGTGGTGGTGCTGGAAGTTACTACTCAACTACATATACTATTGTAGATGTAACAGATTATTTAGATATAGTTACAGGTGCAGGTGGTGCAGGTGGCGACCCTTATTCAAATACCCCAGGTGATAATGGTACTGGCGGTGCTGGTGGCGGTGGTGTTGTAAGAACACTAGGAATAGTTTAATAATAGATTAGGAGATAGAGATGGCATTGAAAACAAAAGCAGATGGAAGCTGGAGTAGGCATGACTTCAAGGGTGGGTATGGAGATGTTGATTTATCTACCGCAGCAGGTAAACAAGCCTACGGAGCTGCTTATGGTGCACAGAGAAATTTAGCAAAAAGAACCCCACACTTTGGAGTGAGTAGAGCAGAATATCTAGCTGCCCAACCTAAAAAAACTATTAACCTCCCTATGGGTGGTGGCGGTGGTGGCGGTGGTAATAATGTCCAGTACGCTTGGGATGACTATGATAGACAAATGAGTCTTATGGATAAGATTGCTGAGATGTCAGCAGGTTATTCAACATACGGAACATTAGGCGATACTGTTGTAGATTATGAAGGCAAGAAAGTTACTCAAACTCTATCTCCAGAGTTACAAGCACAATATGATGAACTACTTTCTCGTTCTGGATTATCTCAACAGCAAGTTGCTGAGATGCAGAAAGACCCACAAGCATTACAACAATTTATTTATGAACAGAATCTAGCACTAAAACAACCAGCACAAGCAGATTTAAGAAATCAGACAATGGAAACTCTACAAGCCAAAGGTATGTTGGGTTCAACTGGCGGTGCTGGATTATATGGTCAAGTAGAAGAGGCTATACAACGCTCTAATGCTCAAGACTTTAATGATGCTATGATGCAAGGACAATCATTATTAGACATGGAAAGAGCCAGAGGCTCACAAGATTTATCACAGGCTGCTAGTATGGGCGGACTTCAAGTTCCATTCATGGAGTCTGGAAGAATGTACGGACAAGGAACACACACTAAAAATGTAGAGGGTGTTTCTGGAGCATCTGCCAATATAGCCAACCAACTTGCAAGTAGAGATTACGGCAAAAGAAAAGGTCTATGGGATATGATGGGCGGTGGTGGAGGCGGTGGTAATCTACTTGGTGGTATGCTTGGTGGTGGTAAGGTTATATGTACTGCTATGAACCATGACTATGGATTTGGTTCTTATCGTAATGCTATATGGATTAAATATT